CTCTTGAAGATAAAATATTCCCACATCAGCTTTTCAAATGGAAAAATATTTACTGAAAGGAAGTGATATTAATGCCAACACCACCAAAGCCATTTACAGTACTTAAAGCAGAAGGGAAATCTCATAGAACTAAGAAAGAATTAAAGCTAAGAGAAGAAGGAGAAAAAGCTCTTGCTACAGGTGTGGCATTAAAAGAGCGTCCTGAGGTAAAAAACAATCCTGTGGCACACAAAGAATTTATAAGGATAAATAAATTGCTCAAGAAGATAGGTAAAAATGATGCTATATATGAAGCTGTGATAAATAGATATTGTTTATTACAGGCTGAATGTACCGAGTTTGAAGAAAGAAGGGAAAAGTTCTATGAACAGATGAAGGAACTAGAAGAAAGAGTTACTGAAATGGAACCTGATGATTATTTTAAGCTACAATCTGAAATGCAGAAAAATATAATTAATCTGGATAAGCAGATACAATCAAAGAGGAAGATGTTATTTGATTTAGAGAAGGAAAATATCATGACGATTGCTTCTGCGCTAAGGAACATACCTAAGAAAACAGAAAAGAATGAGAATCCATTGCTAAAGGCGTTGAACGGATCATGATTAAAGATAGCAGGGCTTATAAATATGCTCTTTGGTGCATAGAAGAAGGCAATCGCATGGTACCAAAGTACGTGAAAAAACAAGCTAAGGCTTGGATTGATATAGCAGATGGGAAAAATGATGAAGCGTATGTCGATGAAAAGGCTTTTGATAAGATAAATAAATTGCTAAAGTTGATGTTTCATCCGGATTTAAAATGCCCAATGGATGAAGGATTGGAAGATTATGCTTGGTTGCTTATTGTAGCTGTATTATGTACTAAGCTAAAAAATGATGAAAATAAAGATATAAGATACTATATAACTGCTGTATTGGAGATATGTCGTAAAAACTTTAAGACATTCAATTCGGCGGTTATTTTTATTTTATTAATGCTTACTGATCCACAATTTAGCCGATTCTTCTCTGTTGCACCGGACCTAAAACTATCAAAAGAGTTACAGATAGCAATAAAGAAGATTATAAAATCAAGTCCATTGTTAGCAGAAGATGATGTATTTAAACTTCTTAGAAGTGAAATCAGATGTTTACTTACAGATAGTGAATATATCCCGCTTGCTTATAGTGAAGATAGAATGGATGGTAAAATGGCCAATGCATTTTTAGCAGATGAAGCCGGGGCAATGGACAGCTATCCTATTGAAGCAATGAGGTCCTCACAGATAACTTTATTTAATAAGCTTGGAATAATAATTTCAACCCAATATCCTAACGATAATAATGCTATGATAGATGAAATAGATATATCAAAAAAGGTATTGGATGGCCTACTGGAGGATAAAAGGAGATTTAGCTTATTATATGAGCCTGATGATGACTTATTAACTAATGACCAATGGATGACTAATGATTTAGTGATATATCAATCCAACCCTGTAGCAGTATCACATGAATATATATTTAATGCTATAAAAGAAATGCGAACAATGGCTATTCTTTACGAGAATAAACGAGAGAATTATCTTTGTAAGCATAACAACATTAAATACAAAGGCTTAGGAGTTGAAGGGTATATTCCTATTGACAAGGTTAGAGAGTGTAAAATAAAAGAAGATTTAGAGTTCTGGAAAGGTAAGCGAGTGTGGGTAGGATTAGACTTGTCACAAACGGATGATAATACAGCAGTTGCAATGGTAACAGAACACGAAGGTATTATTTATGCTAAAGCTTTTGGATTTATACCTAAAGATAAAGTGGATTTAAAAAGTAAAAAGGAGAAAGTTGATTATAATAGGCTAATAAGTCATAAAGTATGTTATGCCTGTGGGGATGAAGTTATTGACTACTCTTATGTAGAAAATTTCTTAATAGAGCTAGAGGTGTATTTTGGTGTAGAAATTCAACAAGTAGGATATGACAGATATAATGCCATTTCCACAGTTCAAAAATTAGAAGCTGCAGGCTATGAATGTGTTGAAATTAAACAACATTCAAGTGTGTTGCATATGCCTACTAAATTGTTAAAAGAGTGTATTTTAAATAAAACATTTAGATATGATGAAAATCTAATGCTAGAAATAAACTTTCAAAATGCTAGATGTATTGAAGATACTAACTTAAATAAGTATGTAAATAAGAAAAAATCAGAGGGTAAAGTTGATATGGTAGTGGCACTAATAAATGCCATTTATTTATTGCAGCAAGATTTATTGTTTGGAACAGATAATTTTGCAGCACAAGTAATCTAGGAGGGGGTGATAATTTGAAGTGGCCATGGAAAAAAGAAGAGAGAGCGGAAGATGTAATTAGCCAAGCAGAAACTGCTCTTTTAAAAGCATTATTAGGTAACACTACAGTAACTAAAACAGAAGCTTTAAATATTCCAAGCGTTAAAAGTTGCATTACATTCATAGCTGATACTGTATCTATGATACCAATTAAATTATATAGAGATAATAATGGCAAAGCTGAAGAAGTTAAAAATGATAATAGGGTACTCTTATTGAATGATGATACTAAGGATACCTTGGATGCAGTTCAATTTTGGAGAGCTATTATTACTGACTATTTTCTAGGTAAAGGTGGCTATGCTTATATTAATAGATGTTTCAATGATGTTGTGAGCCTTCATTATGTAGATGAAACTCATATATCTACAATAAAAGATATAGATCCTATTTTTAAAAAATATAAAATTATGGTTAATGGCAAAGAATACTGGCCATACGAGTTTATTAAGATATTGAGGAACACGAAAGATGGTGCACAGGGTGTAAGCTTAATTGAGGAAAATAAATTAATATTAAGTGTTGCTTACAACTCATTAATATTTGAAGAAACACTTGTTAAAAAAGGTGGAAATAAAAAAGGATTCCTTAAGTCAGAGAAAACTCTTACGGAAGATGCTATTAGAATGCTAAAAGAAGCTTGGAGAAATCTTTATAGTAATAATAGCGATAATGTAGTTGTATTAAACAAAGGACTTGAATTTCAGGAAGCTTCTAATACTAGTGTAGAAATGCAACTTAATGAAAATAAAGAGACTAACTCGGCAGAAATTTGCAAGTTATTCAATATACCTGTAAATATTATCAAGGGAACAGCAAGTAAACAAGAATACACAAACGCCTTTAAAATGGGTGTAATGCCTGTATTAAAAGTTATAGAATGTGCTTTAAATAGAGAACTTTTACTCGAAAGAGAGAAAGGTTCTTTTTATTTTGCCTTTGATACAAAAGAAATGTTGAAAGGCGATATTAAGGAAAGATTTGAAGCTTATAAGACAGCTATTGAATCTAATTTCATGCAAATTGATGAAGTAAGATACATGGAAGATTTGCCAGCGTTAGGAATCGACTGGATAAAACTTGGATTAGATAGTGTATTGTACAATCCTAATACAAAGGAAATATATACACCTAATACAAATATGGCTCAAAATATGGAAGATTTGAAAGGTGGTGAGGAAAATGAAAGCGGAAATCAGAGCTGATGGTCTACATATAAGCGGGTATGTTAATGTGCCAGGCAGAGAGAGTAGACCTGTTATAACTCCGAGAGGAAAGGTTATAGAGGTTATTGAGCAAAGAGCTTTTCAAAGGGCATTACAGAAGGTGGATAACATTGACCTTTTGGTGGACCACGAAAGGAAAATAGCTTCAACAAAAGAAGGCAATTTGAAAGTCTGGGAAGATGAAATAGGCCTAAGAGCAGAAGCAATTATAACAGACAAGGAGGTGATTGAAGGAGCGAAGCAAGGGAAATTAAAAGGATGGAGCTTTAACATGATGAAGGTAGTTGATGAGATAGAAGAAAGAGTTGGTAAACTACCTCTTAGACGAGTTAAAGACTTTGTAATGACAGAAATCACTTTAGCACTCAGAACGCTTCCTGTCTACTCTGCTACATCTATAGAAGTTAGAGCAGAAGAAGAGGAAGAAATTGAAGTAAGAGCATTTGAGTGTGAAGTAAAGATTAAGGATCTGACTGAAAATAAAAAGCAAAACATTGATTACACAGAATATCAAAATAAAATTAATAAGTTAAA